TTAAAAATTAAGATGAATGAAAACTTCTTTATTATCATCTATTTCTATTTTTTTTATTATCATTTTTAGGATCTTATTAGCTTCCTGCTTACTCTCTGCATTTTTTAAATTACTAAGTGCAGCTATAAACATTTTAGAAAAGTCAACATTTTGTTTCTTTTCTTCCTTTTCATTTTCTAATAGGATTAATTCTGCCTCTGTATTTATTATAGAATTTTTAATTTCATTTTTTCTGTTTATATATTCATCTTTGGAGATTAAATCTTCTGTATATAAATCTATCAATTTCTTTTCTTTATTTTTTAGAGAAATTTTATAGTTTTTTAATTTTATCAATTCTTTTTCTTTCTTATTTTCCACTTTTCCTGTACTTTTATTCAATTCTTTTAGAAATTCATTATTAAACAACTCATTAAGAACTTTTTCATCTATAATATCAGTTTTTATACTTCTGTTACAGCCTATACATCTATAATAATAAGTTCCTTTTCTGCCTGCATTTCCTCTAAATTTAGAACCACAAGTATGGAATAAAAGACCTGATAGTAAATAAGAAGTTTTTTCCATATTTCTTATTCTGAATTCTTTATTATTATTCATTCTAGTTGCCACTTTTTCCCATGTTTCTATATCAATTATAGGTTCCCAATCTCCTTTCGCTTCTACAATTTTATTTGTATCTGGGTTTTTCATGGGCTTAAAAGTAGTTTTATTCATTTTTCTAGCACCGAATACATTATATCCAGCATAAACTTTATTATTTAACCATTGCTTTATGGTGCTTCTATCCTTGCCAGTCATTCTTTCAAGAGCTACTATTCCATGTCCTTTTAAATATTCATTATAGATAAATTTTATTAACTCTGCCTCTTCAGGAACTACTACCATTTTTTTATTTATCATTCTATAAGCAAAGGGTGCATTGTTCATTCTCTTTCCTTCTTTAACTCTTATAATCATATTATCTCTTACTCTATCTGCATTATCAAATCGGAAAAACTCAAAGATAGCAGCTAATATAGTTAAAATCAACTTTCCCATAGGGCTGTCACTATCCAAATTAGGATTATTTATTAATTTCAACTTTACTCCCAATATATTTAATTTATTGAAGAGGGAAAGGAAAGCAAAGGCATCTCTTGCTATTCTACTAACATCATAAGCTATAAAATAATCTATTTCATTTTTATGATCTTCTAAATATTTTTGAGCTTCAAGAAATCCCTTTCTATTTCTGTTTCCTCCAGACATAACATCAGTAAATTTCTTTACTATTTCAATACCATTATCTCTTGCAAAGATCTCCCCTCCCTTTTCTTGTGTTTCAAGGGAGAGGTCGTCTCTTTGCATATCTGTACTTACTCTAAAATATGCTATTGCCTTTTTTGTTTCTTTCATTGTTCCCCTTCTTGCATATCATATAGTTTTTTTATACTATTTTGTAATTCCAGCAGTTCTTTTTCTGTTAAAGTTTTTTTATCTCTTATAATCATAAATTTTCCTCCTATAAAAAAATCCCCAGTAAATTAATACTGAGGATTGATTTATTATGCTGCTGTTTTAAACTTGTTCATAAAGTATATTTGTCCTTTTCCAGTTACTTTAGGTGTTTTATTTACTGTTATATGCCCATCTGAATGAGTTATAGCAGTCTCTTTAATTTCAAATAGTCCTAAATCCATTGATTTTTGAGTAGGCATATTATATTCTGATCCTTCCCTTTTAATTAAAAATCCTTGTTCTCTTAACCAAGAGAATAATCTTTTTTGTCCTATATCATGCCCATTTTGTTTTAATAATTTAGCTAATTCTCCAATCAAAATAGAAGTTTTAGAAGCTTCTACTGCCTCTGCAAAAATAACTTTTGGTTTATTCTCTTTTAATACTATTTCTAATTCTTTTCTTTTCTCTCTTTCTTCTTTCAGCTTTGTAAAAGCTTGTATTGCTAAATCTGGATTATCCAGTAAGTTATCTACTACATACATTCCATTCTTTCTGATAGATGGAAGTATTTCATCACATACTAAATCTTGAAATTTTCTAGCTACTTCATTGTTAGCTTTCATACAAAGTTTATAAAATACATTCTCTGGAATAAAATTGCTTTCCACACTTGTGTGGAAAGATAATTCTTCAAGATATTTATTAACTCTATCCCACATTACATACATTTTCCCGTTTTTTTCTCTTTCAAATCCTAACCCTCTTGCCACATCTTCTAAATTAAGATATACAGTTCCTTTTTCATCAGCATATCCTCTTACATTTTTGATTGTAATTAGTTCATTCATACTACGATACCTCCTCATTTACTTTTCTAAAAAATCTGCTTTCTCTGACTTGAGCAAAATTATCCCCATATTCAAAATAAGTATCTTTAGCAAGATTAATAGTGTCTATCACAGCATCTTCTAATTCTAAATATAGTTCTTCCCCATTTGGTAACGTTTTGATTGCAGTTTCTACCTTATGAAGAACACTATACATAAATTCCATTTTAATATGCAAGTCATCTTTAATCATAAGAGTTCCTCTGCATCCATCAATAAATTCAATCACCATTTTTGCATCATCATTTAACATATTTTTCCCTCCTAAAACTTGTATTTTTGGAGTTAGTGTAGTACAATATACTTGTCACGGTTATGTACTACATAGCTACTCCTGTTGGAACTCGTAAGGGAACTAACAGGAGATTTTTTTATTTCTTTTTCATTATAGTAATAGTTTGTTTTTCTTCATCAAGAATTAATTCTATTCCTCTTTCTTCATTAGAAACTCCTATCTTTTCAACCCATTTTTTAGGAAGATTAATTCTTGTAGAAATTCCACCATTACCAGCTTTGTAAAAAGAAATATTCAAATCTCTTTTTTCCATATTGTTTCTCCTTCTTACGAGACTAACTTAATTATATATATTAGTCACGTAATTGTCAAGGGTTTTTTATTATACTCTACCAACTCCCAAATAAAGTTTAGGGAATCCTCAGTATTATTCACTTGCCAATGTTCATTTTTTTAATTTATTTTATTATTCCAATTATTCTTAAATAATTTATTGTTTGCTCTATGTTAAAGGGTAATCTATTAATTGTTTTTCCTATATTTATTAGTGTTTGATTTTCTTTTTCTATCATAAATATTTTTTCTCCATTACTTGCTATTAAAATTCTTTTCATTTAAGTCTCCTTCTTATCCATTCCCAAAAGCTTAATCTAATTCCTAAATAATTATTATAGATATTTCCATATTTTTTTATTTTCATATCCACTCCTAAATTTCTCTTATTTTTATATTTTTAAACTTTATCTTGGTATTTTTTAACTTTTTATATATAATTGCTCTTATTGTTTCTGTATCAGCTTTTAAGTCAATTGTTAGGGATATATTGGTTAAAATATTTTCAATTGTCATTCTTTCTTTTTCTGTTTTAGGTGGAAATGCTTCATTTCTTCCATTTATGAGATATATTTTATATTCTTTATCTCCTAATCTTAAAATAGACATTCATCTTCTCCTTTTCTGAATTAATTGTTATTTTTCCCATTTTTAATAAAATTGGGAAAGATTAAATAAAGATTCTTTACTATTTATTTTTCTTAATTCATCAGCTTTTTTCTTAAAATTTCTATAAAATTCTGTTTTGGAAATACTAAGTTTTTTTATTAGAGTATTATTGTCAATTCTCCAATCAATCCGACATAGCCTTTCCAGTTCAGCCATTTTCTTTTTTCTCTTTCTAGTAGCTTTTTTATAAGTTATTCCTGATTTTCTTTCTTTCATAAATCACCTTTAGGTAAGGGAAAGGGAAGCACCCAATCCCTTATTATTTTGAATTTACATTGTTTCTTCAAGTTTAGTGTCTATGTATTCTTCAATTTCTTTTGCTTGATTTTTAGTCATAGTTTCAAAATCGATTTTCAGTTCTTTTTTTACAACTTCCACTAAATTTATTTTTAAAGGCTCAGACTGTTTCAGAAGTCTTACTCTATCCTCATCAGTTGCCTTGATGTTATTAATCACTTCTATTTCATCACCTGTATTGTCTGTAAATTGTCCTATGATAGTTCCATCTTCTTCTATCTCGTCAACTACCAGTCCATCAGTTTGTAGAGCCTTCTGTACTTCCACTGATAAAGCTCCATACTTGCTTAAATTTAATTTGAGAACTGTTTTTAATGCCATAGCCTCAAAGTTCTTGCTCCAATTAGAATTTTTCTTTCCTTTACTTAAATCATATTGGTATGACTGACTATATTTTTTAGCATGATTTTTAACCTGTGCCTCTGTCATAAAAAGAGTATTCCTAAATCCATTATTAAATTCTATATAAGAAGCATAACCAATAGTCCTAGCCTCTTCCCTCTTATCAATGTCATCTATAAATTCAAGTTGAAGTTCTCCTGTAAGAAGGTTATACCCTTGTAGTTCCCCCTCTTTGACTTGTACTGCATTGATGAACTTATATTCTCCACTTCTAAGAGCTAACTGAATATATCCCTTATACCCCATCTGGAACTGCGCTATCATTCCTCTTTCTCTATCATTGTAGGGAACTATATAGGCAAACCCTAGATTCTTTTCTATTGGTAAGTTGAGAACTGCTGAAGCAATAGCAGCATTGATAATGCTTTGAGGGTCTGCCTGTTGAAGCTGAGGTGTTCCCTCCACTACCTGTACTATTGCCATCATAAAGTGCCCTGCTCTTTCTCCAAGCAGGGATTTAATCTGCTTCTTAATAGCTTGAGTTGCCAGCATACTTTTAAGTGCTGGAACTCCTGTATTACTTGTGTTATCTAGTGTTGCTAGTTTGTTTTTAGCTGTTGCCATATTTTTATGCCACCTCTCTTATTTTTTTATCCTCTGGTAGTTCCTTGAAAGTAAATCTTTTGTAACCTCTGCTGTCTATCTTCCAAGTAGCCAGATGGGATCCGTTTATAATTAATGTTTCTGTTTCCAGTTCTAACATTTTCTTTTGTATCTTTGTTGTAAAAGGTTTCATATCCTCTTCTATTTCTTTCAACTCTTCTGCTGTCATTTTTTTAGTATCTATCAAGAATGTATAATCATTCAAATCGCTGTTGCTAATATCTAGTATAGGTGTTTGCTCAAGTGGATTTCCGAAACCTTTAAATTCTTGTTTCAGGAACTCGCATTCAGCTTCACACCCATTTAATTCAGGCTCTATATTTTTATCTAAACATTTTTGAAACTTCTCTGTTAGCTGGTAGGCTATATCTATAAGTTTTTTATCTTTTGTTATTTCATATACTCTAGTGAATCTGTTGTCCACAAATCCAACAAGATAACCTTTTTCTTTCCCAAGTACTGCTAGTTGCTGCTGAACCTGTGCAAAATATTTATCTGGAACTTCTTCTCTTTCCCATTCATAAGAAGTGAAGCTGTTTCCTGTTTTTAGTTCTACTGGATACCATTCATTCTCTATTTTTACCCAGCTATCAGGTGTGCAGCTCCATAAAGGAAAATCTTTATTTCCTACTACCTGATTACCTTTTTTTGTTTCCTGTACTTCTATATTGAATTCATTTTTAAATAGTGCTGGAAGATGTGCAATTATAAAGTCCTCTGCATAGTGTCCAAATTCCATAGCTACCTGTGAAGCGAAAGAAATATCTCTTTTATATAATCCTTTTCTTTCAAGATATATTAAATATGGAGAGTTATATTTATCTGGTCTGTTTATTAATCCATTTTTAAAAGCATTGTCAACTACTAGTATTGAAGTTTCTGTTGCTCCTATTTTTCTATGATTTAACCATTCTCCATCACCACTACACTCACCAGTAAAAAGGATTTCTGAATTATGAAGAGTATTATCTTCAATAAACTTTTCTAATTCTGCTTTTCTTAATTGACTATAACCACTTAAACCCATTCGTTTAGCTTTCTCTTTCAATTCTTTAACTGTCATTTATAAACACCTCTCTTTAAATTTTTAATAAGTCCTCCAATTTTTTTATTGGAAAACCTATAAAAATTTAATTATGCTATCCTTTTTTCTATGTAATCTATTGTTTTAAGGTTTTCTGTTTTCTTTTCTTCAAGCTCTTCTTTCAGATCATTTATAGCTATTTGGATAATGTCTTTATCTTTAAATTCTATCCATTCATAATTTCCAATTTCCAAGATATAACAGCTTCCACTTTCTGTAATATCCAGTTGTAATTTTCCTTTTATTCCAAGTTCATTTTTTAAATTAAGTAATTCAGCAAGTTTTTTCATTTGCTACCTCCGAAAATAATTTTTTATTAACTATATAGCTTTCTCTTTTTGCTAGTCTAGTAGCATTATTTTTAAAAATTGTCTTAATATCTACTTTTTTAAGTTTTCTTTTCTTTGGAGTTTTATCTACAACAAAGCTTAATTTATTTTTTTGCGGAATATACTCTACTCCTGTTATATTGTCATGTAGTTTAGTTTTTCCATCTTTAGAGATATAGAGGTTATCCACTTCAATATCTCCATATTCTTTTAGTGTTCTTTGGAATAAAACTATATAATCAGATATTTTCATATTTACCTCTTTCCCATTATTTTTATAGCTGCATAAGTAACTATTAAATCAATTCCTGTTATTATAATTAAAAATTCTACAAACATGACGTTTCATTCTTTCTGTCTTTGCAGTTTTCAATATTTAGCACTTCTAAAAGAACTTTGTATAAATTATCATCTATTTTCATAAACCCTCCTGTTTAGACTTCTGTGATGTATAAGATAAATTTAATTATTAATGGAATAGGTACTAAGTACCATGTTATTTTAGAAATGTTCACCTATTTATCACCTCAAAAATATTTTTATTAAAAATAAAGTCATTATAAATAGTATTAGAGGATATTTTTAATTTTTAATAATTTCCTCATGCTTTCGTTTTATTTGGTTTTATGTTATAATTTATCTAAGGAAGTTGTCCACTTCCTTTGTAATGGTAGTGTAGACGTTTAACAGGCACTAGCTCTCGAAAGAGAGCTTTTGCTTTTTTTGACTTTTTGATAAATTATGGTATAATATACTTGAAAGTCCCTTAGGGGCACTTGTGATATGTAGAAAAGCGATGATATAAGCTCTCAGTAATGGGGGCTTATTTCATACTCAGGAGTTAGTCGCTTTTCTCGTGAGTAGAAGACTACATATCACAAGGAGGTTTACTATGATTAAATTTGAATTCAATTTCAATCACAATCAGATTGAGGGAGGGACTCTAACAGCTGTTCTCTTAATTGTATTTGTGGCTGTTATTGTAATCATATTAGTCCTCTAGTCTACCTCAGCCCTTCGGGGCTTTTTTTAGTCCTCCCAGTATGCTATTTCTTTCAATTCATCAATAGTATTACGTCCATTTCCACATTCATCACAGCATATTAGAACTATATTCCTCTTATGCTTTATGATTTGTTCCATATCTTCAAAGTCACAAGTCTTATATTCATCAGGATTACCATATTTGTCTAATGAAAAATCAAAATCCTCATTAATTTCAATAGTTGCTATTATTTCTCCTCCACATTTTTTACATATCCACATATTTTTCCTCCTCTTTTTAATTTCTTAATAATTTTGCAATAACGCAACAATTTCTTTAAAAAAATATTAGTTTTAGAGGTATTTTATCTCTTAGACTTTTATTTTATAATTTATTATAGCATTTAAAATGCAATAACGCAATAACTTTTTTTGTGTTTTCGCAAATTTTGAAATATAATTATGTATAATAATGAGGAGGAGTACTATGAATGAAAAAAATAAAGAAATTGGGAATTTATTGAAAACTAAGCGAAAAGAATTGGGGTATAGTTTAGAAGATATTCAATTGATTTTAAAAAAAGATTTTAATATAGAACTAGATAGTAGTAATATTTCAAGATATGAAAATGGAACTGTAAAAAATATGAATGCTGCATATTTAAGAGCATTATGTAAAGCTAATAATATAAATTATGTTTCCGTTTTTAAAGAGTTAGGGTATATAGATCCAGATGACAAAAGAATTGATGGGCTTGATAAAAAAGGAATGACACAATATGAAAAAGCTATGAATGAAGCAGTTATGTTTTTCAATGATGAAAGGATAGAAGAAGAAGATAAACAAAAATTAATGTTGGCATTAAATGAAATATTTTTCAGAAGTAAAGAAATAAATAAAGAAAAATATAAAAAAAAGAATAAAGAAGATTTGAAATCAAAAAATTAGCATGTGAGGCCTATGAAAAATATAAAAAAGAGGGTAAAAAATTTAATAAAAAAATATGGAACGAGCAATCCATATAAATTATGTAAATATTTGAATATAGAAATTTTTTATATGGATTTAGGAAATGTCAAAGGGATTTACAAAAAAACTTTAACAAATAAATTTATAATAATAAATGAGAATTTAACCAAATTTTCTCAAACGATTGTTTTAGTTCATGAATTAGGACATGCAATTTTACATGATTCACGAGAAATGCAAGCATTGAAAGATTATGATTTATTCCCCAAATATACAACTAAAATAGAGATTGAGGCTAATATATTTACTTCTGAGCTTATGTATGATGAGAATATAGAAGATTATGAATATGATTTAGATATAGATATAAAAATTTTAGAGCAATTAAGAGAACTAAGAAATTTATAGAGACTCAATTTACTGGAATATATAAGAAAGATTGTGAAGGGGATGAAATAACCAGAGAAACAGTTGAAAAAGACGGGAGTGTAAAAATTACAGTTTTTTTATACTGTAATGAAGATGGTCTATAAATCGTTTTTTATGATAAAAGAACAGCTATATTATATTGATTTTCTCCTGTAAGTGTGTTAGAATTCACACAACGGTTCTAAAGATTCTAGGAGGGAAAATGAATAAGGAAAAATTAGAAAAAATAAAAAATATTTTAAAAACATACAGAAATACAAAAAAATATTCCAATGAAGAAATGGCAAAATATTTTGGAGTTAAAAGAAGTACAATGGTAGGTTATATTCAAAAAAATAGAGATATTTCAAAAGTATTTTTAAATAAATTTATCAAAGAAGAAGATGTTAGTAATGAAGATAAGAAAACGATTCTTAATTACTTGGGAATTCAAGCTGATAAGAATAAATTTAGCGATAATGTTGAGATTAAATTAAATGAAATCTTATCTTTATTATATAAAAAAGAACTTTCAAAAGAGGATGATGTTACAAAAAAATGGGAAGTAACTATTGATTTAAGAGAAAAAAGAAAAGAATTGGAAGAATTAGAAAGAAAAATAAAACTAAAGCGATTTGAATATGAAAAACTGGAAAGAACTTCTGGGGCAAGAAGTAAAATAACTTGGGCATGTATAGATATCCAAAAATTCAACAGCGAAAAAATAACAGAAATAATAAATATTTTAGGAATAATAGATGTAGAAAGCAGAAAAAAGGCATATCCAGCTTTAAAACAGCTCCATATTCATCTGGAGTCTTTTTCTGAAAACATAAAAAAAGTTATAAAAGAATTAGAAATAATTTCTATAAAATAAAAAATGGAGGTTAATATATGGACATTTACAGCAAATACAATATAAGTATACCCAAAAGAAAGATAACTGAATTAGATGTTGATGACCAAATAAAAGTATTGACATTTAGAACAGGTAAAATAGTTCCTAGGGTTCTTAAAGATTTGGATGAATATTTGAAAAAATTTGGAGGAAGAAAAGTTTCCTTGTTATACAAAGGGAAAAAAGATAAAAGGGAAAATTATAAAATGAGAGAATATGTTTCTGAGTATGGTGAATATTTTGATGAAATAGAAGGGAACATAATAGAAGTTTTAGAAGATATTTTAGAACAAATTATTGATGACATGAATAAATATGACAAAAATTTAGATAGAAAGAACGATTTTTTTGATACCTTGGATAGTTTTATAGGAGGAAAATTTATATTTATAATTGGGATAATATCTTTAGGAGAGTTTTTAATAAAGAAGTATGGTTATATAAAAAATGGAAGATATTTGGGGGAAGTTTTAAAAGCTAAGGCTGACTTAAAAAATAAAATAACTGATGTTTTCAAAAAGATGAATCAAGGATATTATACAAAAGAGGAGGCTAACGAACTTTTCAAAGAAATGATAGAGAAAAAGGTGTATGAACAAACAAAGATAGATGCTGAATTATACGAAGAAATTAAAATTGAAGATGATTTGAGCAGGATATGTGAAGACGATAGCATTGATATGCTTATTTTTGATATGGTAGACAAAGTAAGATTGAAAGCTACAAAACAAGAAAGATTCCCAGAAATGAAAGTGATTAAATAAAAATAGAGTCTTATCAAACTCAAAAATAATCCTTTACAAAATTTCACACTTTAACTGGTGTGATTTTTTTTATAAAAAAGAGATTTACTTTTTTAGTAAATCTCTTATTTCAAATATTTTTTCAATTCTTGATAAAAGTTCTCTCTTGTACCAGCAAGGATAAAAATTATAACTTCACCATCTTCTATTTTCAGTGTATAGGCGAGTTCATAGTTGGTTTTATTATAATATATATCATAACTGTATATACCAGCTAAATCTCCACTTTTTAGACTTCCCACTGTATAATCTGAAACAATTAAATCAATAGCCATTTTATACCTTTCTTTTAACTGTTTATCTTTTATCTTTTTAAAATATTTTACTATTGCAGGAGAATATTTTATATCCACTAAAAATCATCTCCAAAAATATCTTTAGTAGTCACAGTATTTGTTTCAGCTTCTTTTATTATCTCTTTTAAAGCTGGTTTTATTTTAGCAGTTCTTAGTCTGAATTCTTTTAATAGTTCTTCTCCCTCATATCCTTCCATTATCAAATCTTCGAGCAATAAATCAGAAAAATTGAAGTTATCTTCTCTTAAAGGCGTGATAATCAAAGAGTTTCCATCAGTTCTGATTTTTGCTTCCTTTCCAAAACCTAAGAATTCCATCAGTTTATTTGGAATAGTTATTTGATTTTTAGATGAAATAGATATAGTCTTATTCATTTCTAAAATGTTAGTTGACATTTTAAAACCTCCTTTTATTTTTACTTCTTGGTTTCTTGGTTATATTATACATTAATTTTTAGTTTATGTCAAAAATAGTGAAATTTTTTATGTAAAAATATTGCGTTATTGCAAATAAAGTGCTATCATAAATTAAAGGAGGTAATTCTATGGTTAAAATAAAAATAAATTCATATAGCGATTTAAAAGCTATTGCAGCTTTAAAAGGAATAAAATTACAAACGGAATTGCCTGAAATGCTAGGTTATAAAAGCAGGTGGGGTTTAAAATTAGCAATGGAAAATCCTGTTAAAAAGAAAATTATTATAGAAAAGGCAAAAAAAATTTTATAAAGATAATTTTTTTGGCTTTTTCTTTGTAAAAACGCAATAAAACAAAAAATTGAAAATTATTAAAACTGTATACAAAAAGGGAGAAAGGAGGTGAGAGAGTGGAAAATTATGAAGAACAAATGGAGAAACTATCAAAAGAAAAATTGAGGATTGCAGAAGAAAATTTAGAAACTGCTAAACAATATAGGAAAAGTGTTCATATAAGCTTAGCAATTTCAAGTTTCTCGCTAGTTTTTGCAATTACTGTTTTAATATATAAGTTATTTTTTGAATAAGGCAATTATAGCAATAATTAAAACAGTGTATTAGCAATATTAGAAGAGAGACTAACAACTAGATTATATTGGTTTTATTTTATTTCTGAATTATTTACTAGAATATTTAGAATAAGTTCTTCATTGATAAAAAGAAATTCAAAAGAGTCACTAGTATATGGATTCTCAGGGTAACCTGTCTGTATATTTAATATATAAGAAAACTTAATTACACTTTTTTTATTATTATAAAAATAGTTTTCAACATAAGAATGGCAGAGCTCAATATTATCAGAATATGAAATTTTACATTTTATTATTGTTTTATTATTATTTAAAAAAAATTCTTCTATATTTTCTTTTGGAATACTTATAGGAGTATCATAGAGAGTTATATGCAAATTTTTAAATTTTCTAAATTGTTCAGGCTTTAATGAAATTATATCATTTTCTTTAATAAATTTACTTTTAATCAATTTCCCTCCTTAAGGTTGCTAGTCTCAAATTATTATAACATTTTAGGGGGAATATATAAATATAAAAAGGGAGGTGAGAGAGTGGAAAATGAAAAGGAATTTAATAGATAGTTTCACAGAAAGTGAGTTTATGGATAATCTTTATGAATTTGTAAAAAGAAATCCTACGCTCACTTCTGCGATTGTTTCAGTTGTAACCACAATAATAATGAGAGTTTTATTTAAAATATTTTTCTAGATAATAGCAAAGAATATATGTGATGATAGTTAAAAATATTGGGACAAAAACACTTTTTTTATGTAGTCCCAAAATTCAAATTTGATGTTCTCTAGGTAGTCATTACCTTTAGTTGAGAGAGAGGAATATAAAAAGTGAAAAAAGAAGTAATTACTTTACTAGTAATAAATATATTTTTATTACTTACTGCTAAAATTATTTTTAAAAAAAAATTCAAACCAATAATAGAAAGTGGTGGCTTAATAGTGGTTTTATTTTTTTCTATATTGTTACTCAGAAGCATACTATCTTAATATGTTTTCAATAAATTTTTTAAAAACTTTTGAGTATGTTATTTCTTCATCTTTATAAAAGAAATCTTTTAGAGCCATATAAAAACAAGAAAACAATACTGCATAAAAAGAAGAATGAATCAAAGTCTTTATGAAATATAAACCAAGCAAAAACATACCAACATCTTGATTTTTTACAATATATTGAAAAGTTAAATCAGGACTTTTGATTGAAAAAATATCAATGAATATAAAAATTGATAAACCTATTAATTTTATAGAGGACTTTATATACTCTTCATTACCAGCATTTTTGAATACTGGAAAAAAGTTGGTTATGCTTAGGTATATAATTAATAATTCTTTTGAAATATAAGCTTGTTCAAAAAATAATAAAAATATAGAAAAAATAAAAACTGTAATTTGAATATTAAAATATATGCTTCTTAGAATTAGAAAAAGTAAGGGATAAACTACATTTGAATGAATAATAAAGATTTGTCCCCAAAGCCAGAAGGCTAGCATAAAATATACTAAAATTGAAAGCATATCAACAAAAGCATAAATTCCATCAATAATAAGGTCTATATCAAGAGGTTTATATAAACTAATAAAAATAATAGCTATAACCAATAAAATGAAAAATATTTTTTTCATAACTAAATCTCCTTAAATTTATATTGTGTTTTGGCGAATATATTATAACTTTTCCAAGGAATAAAATCAAATAAAGTATAGAATTAGTGGTGATTTTAACTGAATAAAGATATTTATAACATGAAATTAATAATTAAGTAGAATAAATAAAAAAGCCCGTGTGGGCTTGGCAAAATGAAGATTTAATTTTAGGAAATTTCGTCTTCATAATAATCATTATACATTAATTAATAAAAATAGTATATACACTTTTTTATTTTGTATTTGTTCATTTCTAAATGTGGGAATGTAGTCAAGTGGTAAGGCAAAGATAAAAATTTAAATGTAGGTTCAAATCCTGCCATTCCCAATATTATATTTTTTCATAAAAATCTTTCCTGAGCCCTCACACGAGGGAAAAATAAAAAAGCCCGTGTGGGCTTAACTAGGTGATTTTTTCAGAAATGTCTATATCTGAAAATAAATAAATTTAGAACATCGATGGAACGAAGTTCAATTTTATTCTATCAAAATATACAAAATATGTCAACAATATTCTTGAAATGTGTTTTTAAAGTAAAAGTTACTGATTAAAGATAATTATATAATTGATTTTTCATATCTAAAACAAATAATTTTTTTATATGAAATAAACATTTGAGTTTTAGGTAAATCAAAAAATATTCCCTTGTCTACTAATGTAAAATATTTTCCATTAGGTTTTAGTACTAAATTAATATTGCAGTAAGGTTCGTAAGAACTCTTTAAGAAGAAATTATAACTAATTTCAATACTGAAACCATCATTTAATTTTTTTTCGAAAGTTTTTTTCATAAAATGCTCCTTAGTATAAATAAATTTTATGTTTAAATGACAAAGTTTGTAATTATTAATAATATTATAGCACACAGAAATAGTTTTTATTTTATATCTGTTCATCATTCCAAAGCCACGCTCATGGAGTTTTAGAATGGTGGACAGTTACAAAATAAAAAAGAGAGGAGCGTGGCAACTCCTCAAAAGGAGGTAGACATGAGAAGTATAAAAGTTAATGATTTAGATAGTATGTTGTATTATCAAGTACCTAAATGGCTTATGGACTTGTTAATTGAAGGAAAAATATCCATAGGGGCTTTTAAAACTTACGTATTGATGTATGAAAGGACTAGATTATCTGCCAGAAATAATTGGATAGATAAAAAAGGAGAAGTTTATATTAAATATTCCTATGATGAGCTTATGGAAGATTTAAAATGCAACAGTAAAACAACTGTATCAAATAATATAAAAGATTTAGAAAAAGTTGATCTAATTGATAAAGTAAGATGTTTTAGTTCAAGCAGCATTTATTATCTAAGGGTCAGAAGTACAGAAGATTGTACTAGTACAGAAAGTTGTACTGACAGAAGTACAGAAGATTGTACTACCATTAGTACAGAGGTCTGTACCAACAGTAGTACAGAAAACCTGTACGCTAGTAAGAATAACTATAATAAGAATAACTTAGAAAGAACTACTACTAACTTAGAAAGTAAAAATAAGATAGAGGAAATTCCAGAAAAAGAAAATAGTAGTAGTTCTTTAGAAATTTTAGAAAAAGAAAAAATAAGACAAATAAAATCTACTCTACAAATGCATGGGATAAGTATAGGCACTTGTAAAAACATTATGGACCTTGTTTATTCCAAACATATAGACTTAGAAAGAATTAAAACAGTCTTAACAATAGCTCCAGCTAAAAACTGGAATGAAGGAGCTATATATAAGGCTTTGAAAGAAAACTGGGTTATAGAAGAAAAGGCTTATAATACTGGAAAGACTAAAGCAGAGAAAAAGGCAAAAGAAGCAATAGAAAGCAATCTTAAAAATAAGGAGCAGAGAGATAGGGCAATAGAGGAAAAAGAGAATCTTAAAAAGGTTTTTGAAGCTCTTACAGAACAGGAAAAGAGATGTATAGAGCAGGAGGCTTTAAAATTAGCTATAGAGAAATACGGTAACAATATAGCACAGGTAATGGCTAGAACAGAAACTTTATACATAGTATTAAAAAAATATTTGGAAAGAAAAAAGAAAGTAGGATAAAATTTTTCGAGAAATAACAAGGAGGAAAAAACATGGTACAACAAAAATTAACAAAACCAAAAAGAGAAAGAAAATTTATAAGCCAAACAGATTTTCTAAGGGTAGAAGTTAGAAATCTAGCTGCTGAATTAAATATAGATTTAAAAGACACTAGCAGAATGAAAGGTAGAGAATGCAGAGAAGTGCTTGAAAACCTTAACAGAATAAAATTTAACAGAGAAAAGGGATTATTAAGAAGAGCAATAGCATATCTTTTCTAGGAGGGGAAGATGAAAGAAAGTGATATTCAATCACAGATAATAAACTACTTACAGATATTAGAAAAGCAAGGGAAATTATTCTTCCAGAGAATAAACAATACTGCCATTTACGACCCAGTAGGGAAAAGGTGGAGATCTTTAGCAAAAGGAACTAAAAAGGGTTTTCCAGATATTTTAGTTCTTAAAGACAGTAAGTGCATAGGGTTGGAAGTTAAAACAAGCAAAGGGAAACAATCAAAAGAGCAGGAAGAAATGGAAATCTTAATGAAGGAACATGGGGCTGCTTACTATGTAGTAAGAAGTTTGGAAGAGGTTATAAACATTGTAGAAAAAATAAATTAAATTTTGAATAAGTAAAAATATCTAATAAAGGTAATTTAGTACATTGGCAAGTGAATAATTTGAGGGGTAATAACTTTCATAGTTGCCATTTTATGTTATAATTAAAGCAATAACATCTATGGAGGATTGATTTATGAAAAAAATTATATTAATATTAATTATGTTTTTGTTAACATTAACAAGTCATAGTAAAGAAAGAATTGAGGATATGTCAAAATTCGAAGTAAGATATGGAAAAGTTTATGTAATTGGTGAAGATGAACCATATACAGGAACATTTATAGGGAAATATGAAAATGGGAATTTGCGAGAGATAGCTAAATTTAAAAATGGAAAATCTGATGGAAAACAGGAAGTATACCATAAAAACGGGAACCCATCATTGATAAGATTTGAAAGAAATGGAAAACTTGTTGGGGAATATAAGAGTTATTATGAAAATGGGAACTTAAGAGCCGAAGGAATGTATATAAATGGAAAAGAAGAAGGAGATTACAAAGTATACTATGAAGATGGTCAGTTATGGAGGGAAAGTAAATTTAAAAACGGAGAAGAAGTAGTTCCAACAAAATGGTATTATGAGGATGGAGATCCTCTTAAAAATAAATAGTTATTTTACCCCTCAGGTTATTCAGTTGAGGGGTTTTTTAATAGCAAAATGAGGTGAAACAAAATGACAAAGAAAGAATACTTGAAAAAGGGATACAGAATAAATTTAGAAATAGAAACTAAAAAAGAAGTACTAGAAGAACTTAAAAGCAATCTTGATGGGCTTCAGGCTATAAAGCTGACAGAGAATGTTCAAGGAGGACCTATTAAGGATGATTCGGGGGTAGTAAATAAAATGAATAAAATTATTGAGATGGAAAAAGATCTTAATGAATTATGTAATTTTCAGATAAAATTAAGTCAGACAATAGATAAAATGGAGAATACTAATGAAAGAGCAGTTTTAAGATTGAGATATATTCTTAATCAGACTTGGGAAGAAATAGCGGAAAAAATGGGGTATTCCTTGAGACAAGTGACAAGAATCCATGGTGAAGCATTAAAAAGTTTTAAATTATGTCCATAAATGTCCAACAATGTCCTTGAATGTCACTATTGACATGTGATATTATGTAAAATATAGAATTGGGTCAAGGGAGAAAATCCTTTGGCCTTTTTATATTTAAATGGATAATGTTTTATTATCCTGTGTTTAATAAGTTGACATTTATTTATCTAAGAGTTAATATAAAAATATAGAAAATATTTTATTTTACATCTTATGGAGGGATAATATTATGAAAAAAGTATTTAAAAAATTGTTTTTGATATTTATTTTATTTAACTTATTTGGAACTACAAATTTGATGGCAAAAAAAGAACAATATCATCCACTTTTAATTTTAGAGGATATTCAAGTTTCTTACCCTAAAAAAACAGCTGTATTAGCAGAAGTGTACTATGGTTTTTTAAACTACATAAAATATACTGGTGAAAAACCAAAGTTGATACCAATTGATGGAGATAGTTTTTATATTTCAGAAAAGAAAATATATATTCCAACTAAGGCTTTTGATGAAATTCCACCTGAAAGTTTATATTATTTTATAGGAGGAGCTTTTGAAAAAGATCCAGAAGGTTTTTTAGAAAGACAAGGGAAGAACATATCAAGAATAAAACCACGTGAAGCTGATTTTAAAAAAGATCAAACAGAAGAAAAAAATAAAATTTTAAATAAAGTTGATACCATAGGAATAGAAAATATAGAAAAAAATACTAAAGAAGCTTTAGAAATTCCAGTAGAGAATAAAAAAGAAATAAAATTAGAAAATATAAAAATGATTTTGGAAAAAAAGGGAAAAATGTTTAATAAATAAAAAAATTAAAAGAGAATCAGTAAATGGTTCTCTTTTTTAGTTTATTAAATGGATTTGATTAGTAGCTTTTTTTCAGGTATAATATTAAGAAAAATTATATTGAGGAGAGGATAATGTTGGAATTTTGGATAAAACAGATTATAATGGTAACAGTGTATATAGGAACTTTAATGTTTTCTATATTAAATTTTTCAACAGAGACTAGTAGAGTTTTAGCACCGATTTTAACAACAGTATTTGTTTGGGTAATGAATAATACTTTTTCAAAAGATTATCAAACAAAGAATGAAAAAGAATTAAAAGATTATCAGGGGAAAATAGATAAAGAAATGGAAGATTATAAAAATGAATGGAATCAAAAATTAGAAGATTACAAAAATAAGCTTGATGCAGAATTAGAAACACATAAAGCAAAATTATCAAAATATACTTTAGTTACCAAGTTACAATACGAGTTAGAGTTTAAGATATATACTGAAATATATGAATTAATACAATTGAATTTTCAGACTGTAGCTGGTATGGTTAATGATATAAAAAGCAATCGAAAAAGAGACAATCATTTGGAGATAATAAAAAAATATAATGAAACAGGAGCTAGTGTTTTATCAAATACTCTAAAAAATAGACCTTTTTATCAAGAAGAGATATTTAATAGTATTTTAAAAATAGATGGAATTAATAAAAAAGTATGTGATATATATGTGAATTTTATCAAAAATAGCATAATAACAGAAGATGCAGAAAAATTAGCAACTGATGTAGGGAAGAGGTTAATCAATTTATCAATTTTAATAAGAAAAAGAATAGAGAACATGAAGATAATAGAGGGTTAGTTAATTCTAATTCTCTTTTTTATTACATAAAAATTAGGAGGTGAGTTCATGGCAAAATCTAAGTGGGAAACACATGTAAAAGATAAATTAATACTTGTTGAAGGTTGGGCTAGAGATGGGCTCACTGATGAACAAATAGCAAAGAATTTAGGAATAGGGTATACAACTTTAAAAGAGTATAAAAATAAATATCCGTCCTTTTCGGCTACCTTAAAAAGAGGAAAAGAAGTAGTTGATACTGAAGTTGAAAATGCACTATTAAAAAAAGCATTGGGAAGTAAAGAAACTTTAAAGAAACCTGTTAAATTGAAGCAGGTTATATACTCAGATGCTGGAAAGAAGTTAAAAGAGTTTGAAGAAATAGTTATGGTAGAAGAAGAAGTTTTAATTGCACCAGATACAACAGCACAAATATTTTGGTTGAAAAACAGAAAGCCAGGAGTATGGAGAGATAAAACAGCAGTAGAGCATAGTGGAGAAATAAAAGGCAATAATCCTTTTGCTGGACTTAGTACAGAAGAACTAAAGAAGTTGATAAAAGATGAAGATAAATAATGATGAAATAAGAAAACAAGCAAAACTAGAACTTGCAAGGCGTGAGTTCTTTTTTTATTGCCATTTAAAAGCTCCAGATTTTTATAAATATGATAGAGCTTTTTTAGTAGACCTGTGTAATGACCTCCAGGAGTTTATGGAGAATGAAGATGAGGTATTAATATTAAATCTGCCTCCTAGACACGGAAAGTCAAGAACTGTAGGTAATTTAGTTGAATGGTTATTAGGAAGAGATCCAAAAACTAAAATCATGACTGGGTCCTATAATGAAATGTTATCAACAACATTTTCAAAGAATGTAAGAAACAGCATTCAAGAGGAAAAAGCAGATGCAGAAAAAATAATTTATAATGATATCTTTCCAGGAATAAAAATTAAACATGGTGATGGTGCCATGAACCTTTGGAGTTTGGAAGGTGGATATAATAACTATCTTGCTACATCACCTGGAGGAACTGCTACAGGATTTGGATGTAGTCTTATGATAATAGATGATTTGATAAAAAATTCAGAAGAGGCTTTCAATGAGAATGTATTAGAAAAGCAATGGGATTGGTTTACTCAAACAATGCTATCAAGACTTGAAGAAGGTGGGAAAACTATTATTATAATGACAAGATGGGCTTCTGGAGATTTAGCGGGGAGAGCATTAAAGCATTATGCAGAAGAAGGAAAAAGAGTAAAACACATTACAATGAAAGCAGTTCAGGAAGATGGCAGCATGTTATGTGATGAGATACTAAGCCACAAGTCTTATTTAAGTAAAGCTAGAGCAATGGGGCCAGAGATAGCAAGTGCTAACTATCAGCAAGAGCCTATTGACTTAAAAGGTAGATTATACAGCAGTATAAAAACCTATGAAAAGCTGCCAACTGACCTTTTTACTTCGATACGGAACTACACAGATACAGCAGACACAGGATCAGATTATCTTTGCTCCATTAACTATGGAGTATATGAGAAAGAAGCATATATATTAAATGTTATTTATACTAAAGAACCTATGGAAATTACAGAATCAGCAGTTGCTAAAATGCAGTTTGAAAATAATGTAAGTATAGCAGATATAGAAAGTAATAATGGAGGTAGAGGATTTGCAAGAGCTGTAGAAAGAATATTAAAAGAAAAATATACAAGTAATAGAACTAGGATATCTTGGTTTCATCAATCTAAAAATAAGCAAGCAAGAATACTTTCTAATGCTACTTGGGTAATGGATCACATATATTTTCCAAAGAATTGGGTAGATAGATGGCCGGAATTTGCAAAAGCAATATTAACATACCAAAAAGAAGGAAAAAATAAATATGATGATGGACCAGATGCTTTAACTGGAGTTGCAGAAAAGTGTATGAATAATACAATAGATTTACAAAATTTTAAATTTATGGGAGGTGATTAAAATAAAAAAAGAAATGTTTGCTTCTATAGTAACACGGCTTTTTTCAGAGAAAAATGGAACACTTGAAACTATTTCAAATGATGTTATAAATAAAATTATGACTGATATAGATATAGCTTCAGCAATACAAAAATTAGAAAGAGCAGTATCGGGAAGAAAGCTTGTGCCAATAGCCAAAAAAACAGAGTTAAAAGAATTAGAAAAAGAGATACAGGAAAGATTTTCAGGAATAAAGTTTAATCGAATTATTAATCATTTAATAACAGCCAGATATTATGGTTATAGCTGTTTTGAAATAGTGTATAAAAAAGATTTTAGCATTGATACTTTGATTCCTATATCAGCAGAATATATATATTACAGAGATAAAAAATGGAAATTAAGAATAGGAACTGAAGAAATAGTTTTAAACAGAGATAAATTTCTATTGAGTATTCATAAGTGGAATCCAGCAAAACCAGAAGGAACAAGTATATTTGAATGTTGTCATCAAACTTTCCTTGATAAAGATATGTATATAAAACAATTGAGAGGGCTAGCATCAGAATATGGGGATATTATTATAGTTTATCCTTTTGATATAAATATGAATGAAGAAGAGAAAGAAGAACTCAGAAAAAATGTTGAGAATTTACATGGTAAAAAAAGTATTGGAGTACCTGTAGTTTTTAGTGAAAATTTTGATTTAGGAAAAACAGTTGAATTTATAAAACTCTCAGATTTGGATCCAAAGATATATACAGAACTTGAAAACAGAGAAAAGGAAAAATTGGTGCAAAATATATTAGGTTCTACCTTAACAATAGATAATGGAGGAGGAACAGGTTCATATAGTTTAGGAGAAATTCATAAAGAAGGATTTGATGAAGTAGTAGAAGAAATATGTAAATTTGTTACAGATTCACTGTTTCAGCTGCTAGAGATAGATTCAAAATATCATGGATATAATCCTAAAGATTTTGAATTTACATTAGAAAAAATATTTACAGAAGAAGAGAAAATAGCAAGGGAAAAGCAGCAGGAAGAACTTAAAACAGTGAAATTAGATAATCTGCAAAAATTATCAAGTACAGGTTATAAGGTTACAGCAGAGTATATTTCAGAACATTTAGGAATCTCTCTAGAATCCTTTATAGAAAAGCCAGAACAAATATATGCAAACGGAATAGGAGCAGAGTTCAGTAAAAAAAAACTAGATGATCTATTTGAAAAAAATAAAGAAAAAATTTTGATGTTTGAAGAAAGCATTTCTTCTGGAATGAAAGATTTTACTGAAACTGTAACTAAGCAACTTAAAGAAAAATTTAAAGAGATAAAAAATATAAATGATTTAGAAAGTTTCTCATTTGATTTGAGTGAACTAAAAGAAAAAATGATTATAGCTTATTTAAAAGGCTATATAGATGAATTAGAAAATCCATTGACGGAATTCTCATCTGATGAGGAAAATCCTTTTAATTTGCCATTTAGCAAAGCGATAAATTGGTTTATAAAGAAATTTCCTATTCTATATGACCATCTAGATGATGTTACTAAAAAAGTAAATGAAACATTCTTCTATATTAAAAGAAGTTTGGAATTAGAAACAACAAGAACTCTATATAATAGTCTTTTAGATAATTTAAGTAATGGAGGAACATTTAAAGATTGGTTAGAAGCTAGTAAAACAATTTTAGATAAAACTGGATTAGGAGATAGTCCATGGTATTTAGAGTTGGTGTATAGGAATAATATGCAGAGTTTATATAATGCAGGAGCATTCTATAATCAAGAACTTAATAAAAAGAATAAGCCTTATGGCCTTTATGATGCAATAGATGATGAGAGAACATCTGAAATATGCCAAATTTTAAATGGAAAAGTTTATCCATTAGATCATGCATTTTGGAATAGATATCTTCCACCTAATCATCATGGATGCAGAAGTAAAAGAATTACATTAAGTAGAGAAGAACTTGAAGAGTATGGATTAACAGTTTCTAAAACAGTAACTAAAGAAATAAAAGATCTTAAAAATAAAATGGGAAATTTTTATGGAACACAAGTATCAGGAATAAAAAAAGCAATAAAGCAAAAAGAGAAGGAAATTGAAGAAATGAAAAATCAATTAAAATTAAAAATATAGGAGGTAATAATCATGACAGCAGCAGGATTTATAGCTATTGGAATTGTAGTGGGAGTATTAGGAACTTTAACAACTTTACATTTCATGAATAAAAGTAAAAAGTAGGTATTTTATGAATGTAAAGTTTAAAAGTAACTCCAGTATAGTAATAAAAGGTATGGAAAAACTTAAAAATGCTTCTATAAAAACTCAATCATTAATGCTGGAAATAGCAGAAGACATGAAAAGCAAGGTTGATATGAGATTTAGACAATCTAAAACACCAGAAGGGGAGCAATGGGAACCTTTAAAAGAAAGCACAATATCAAGAAGAAGAAAAGGATCTTCAAAACCTTTGAGTGATACAGGAGCATTGAAGGGAAGCATAAATTCTAAAGCAACAGCTAAAACAGCAATAGTAGGGACTAATAAAAAGTATGCAGCATATCAACAGTATGCAGTTGCAAAAGGAGAACTAGGAGAAACAGATGTAGAAGAAACAGTAAGGGAACATATCAGAAAGAGGAGAGGAAGAGCTGAAAAAGTGAGAACTCATACAAGAAAAAGAAAGATTGCTACACCATGGGGAGATAAACCAGGTAGAGCTTTTATAGGGTTTTCAAGTAGTCAAAGAAGATTATATGCAAAGAAAATAAAAGAATATTTAAAAGGAGGAAGAAATGCCTAAGAGAATTTTTAAAGCTGGTAATTATGGAGTCAAAGGTAATTACACAGTAGATGATTTAAAAAGTTGGATAGGAAAAGAGTTTTGCATAACAGCGGGACATATAGGAGATTGGAAAAATGCAGGCTATCCAATAACTGCTATTCCTATAGCAGGAAGTTGTAAGGTTACTGAAGTTGATAAAGAAGGATATTTATTAGGAGAATTTACCTATAATTCTTTTGGAGAAAGTATAAAAGAACAGTATCCTAATTTATCTATTGGAATAGGAGTAAATAAAGTACCAAATCATTTAGCTATACTAGGATATGCTCCACCACATTTAAAAGATTTAGATAAATCATTTTCAGAATTTTCTGCAGATTTGACAGGAGCAGAGGGAGTAAAAACAATAGAATTTACAGAAGAGAATGATCTAATAAAATCAATTAAAAATCTTACAGCAGAAGAACAATTACAAATAGCTTGTAGTATTATAGATGATTTAGACGCAACAGAAGCTAATATAACAGGACTTGGTACTCTAATAGGAAAAATTTGGGATAAACAGGATTTGAGTTTATTTATAGAAAAATTACAATCTCAAGGATATACAGTAGAAAAAACGGCAGAATTTTCAACAGAAACACTAAAAAGTATAGCTGAAAGTTTAGGAATGTTTATATCTACAAAGCCTTTAAATAAACTGACTCCAAAAGAGATATATGAGAAAGCAAAGGCAGAGTTTGCAAGAGAGAATGAAAGAGAAGAAACTAAGAAAAAAATTATTTCAATGTTTCCACCAGTATTACACAAAATACTGGAATTTTCGATAAATAAAGCATATGAAGAAGAAGAGTATAACCATATAATTGAATTTTCTGAAACAGATAAATCAAGTATGGCAGCAGTGTTAAAAGAGTTTTCAAAAGAAGATAGTCCTTTTAAAAAATTATTTGAAAATATAGTAGAAAATAAAGAATTTTCTACAATATCAGACGATCCAGTAGAACAAGCGAAAAAGTTAGTAAAAGATATAGGAGGTATATAAAATGGCATATTTTAAAAGAGAAGAAAGAAAGGCAGAAAAAAGTTTTCAAAGATTACAACCTGATATAAGGGTAATACTAGGAGCTGGAGAGGTAAAGTATTTACAACCTCTTGCACAGAATAAAACAGATGGAAAGTTTTATGCTTATGTAAAAGGTGATGAAAATAAAGGTATTATAGCTGGGCTTTATACAGGAGAAAACAAAACGGCTACAGATGGAGAAATAGGAACAATTACAACATTAGTTATGATAGGAAAATCAGATATTCAAGAGATTACTTGGGATGAAGATTTTACAGCTTTATCACAATTAAAGTTGGCAGGAGTAATTATAACAGAAAAAATTGAAGGAACTAAGGAGGCTTAATAATTATGGAAAAAAGAATGATATATTTAATTTCACTTATTGCAGAATTATCACAAAAAATAGATATACCAAAGGTATATTCGAAAAAATTTGAAGCATCAGGAAATAAATATTTATCTCCAACTGAGAGAATAAGGATTATTGACTTGATGGACCATTTTATAACAGCAGGAATAGTAGGAAGAAGTGAAGTTCTTCCAATTCTTGGAAAAGATGGAGACCAAATTACAGAGTTTGAACCAGATATAATTGGAGGACAATTTCCTTATTCTGCAAGTGATGTAACACAATTGATGGCAGGAGTTCCAATGTATACTGCAACTGGAAATGAAATTCCTACAATACAACAAATGGAAGTTAAATACTCTAAAAAAATAGCAGCTGCTATAGGGAATAGATTTGAGAAACAGTGTGCTGAAGTGTATTTGAAAGGTACTTATACTGATAAAGATAAAAAGGTATTAAACGTAGGAGTAACAGAAGAAGAAAATTTAACTTGGACTGGAAAAAAAATTTCTACTGAAATGCTTAATATTATTTTAGCTTATCATACTAAACATGGAGTATTTCCAAATGTTGAGGTAGGAGAAAAGATATTCAATGCTATAAAAGATGAAGCGGATAATTCAAAGCAAAATATAAATGGAGTTAAATTTATATTTGGAGAAACTCCATATTTAGAGCTTGGTCAAAAGAAAATAGAGCTTTTATATAATGCTAAGGATTCACAGGATAAGATTATTGATGTTTCAAATAAAGTAATATTATCAATACCTAAAAATCTAGCAGTTGGTTATGGTTGTCTAACTTATGGAGATGCAAAAACAAATGAAACTAAAATTTTAAGATCAGAATTTATTGCAGGAGATACAAGAGTAGATGAAACAACAGGAAATAAAGGACTATGGGGAAAATCAGCCCCTATGCCTATTGTGTTATCAACTGCAAAATTTAAGAGATATACAATAACTTTATAAAGAAAAAGAGGGATATTCCCTCTTTTCTTCAAAGGGGGTATAGATGAGTTATATATACATGAGGGAGAACCTTATACCTGAAACTACTGCAAATATCTTAAAACATTATTCAGGCTTTACTGATAATGAGTTTCAAGAGGAAATATGTCATCTTGAAAAAACAGCAATAGGAGTAATAGCTTCAAGTGTGAATCTGAATAAAGTAAAAGAATTGGAAAATGGAAGAGAACTTCTATCAGGACTATGTAAAAACTATGTATTAGCAAAACTTTATGAACATATAGCACATACTGATTATATAGATCTTGCAGCAGACCTCATGGTTGATTTTAGAGATACATTAAAAAGAGTTAGAGAAGCTCAAATATCAGAAGGAACCAATACAGATGAGAAAGCTAAACCTTGGAATTTGTATATAAGGTAGGCAGATATGAATAGACTTGTAAAATATAAGATTTTCAAAGATGAAGAAATAAAGAACCCTGTAATAGTTCCATTAGGACCTTGTAAAATAAAGTTCAATGATTCAGATATAGGAAATACTTTAAAAAGTGAAAGTACTACTTTAAAAATAGTTCCAATAACAGAAGAAATAAAAACAGATGAAAGCAGTGAAGCAAAAGAAGAAATTGAACTGGGAAGAAAGATAACTTTTGAAACTTCTCTTCTTTTCTCCAATGAAATAATGACAACACTAGGGATAAATGATACTCTTTCAAGTCTTTTGAAAAAAGGAAATTTAAAGATAGAAACATTAGATGGAACAGCATCTATAGAACTTTACAATGTGAGTATAACAATAGAACCTGGATATACTTTCAAATCAGATAAAATAAATATATTTAAGTTAAAGGTAAAAGCATATAGAGATGAATCAGGAAGAGATATAAAAATAAATTTTAATAATTAGGGAGGTAGTAATAGTGGCAACATTAAAAGATTATCCTTTAGGGGAATGTGAAGTTAAATACACACTTGATGGTGAATCAGATGCAGTTATTTTAGGACTCACTTTAAAAGAATCAGATGCAGTATTCACAAATACTTTTGATATTTTCAAAGTAGAAATGGACCAAATGGAAGGACCATATAAATCAAAGGTTATTCCATCAGAAACTACTTTTAAGTGTTCAATTTGGTTAAATGAAGATATAGTGACAAAGTTATCAAATGTTTATGAAAAAGGAGCAACAGGAACAGCTTTTTCAACAGCAGGTAAAGAAATGAAATTTGGAAAACTTGAAATACATCCTCTTTCAGCAGGGACTTCAAAAGAATATGATATTATTGGACCTAGGGTATTTTGTAAGATAGATACAAATATATCATTCAAAAAAGATGGCCAAGCAAAATGTGATCTAACATTTGAATTTTCTTCAGATGAAAATCCAGATTCAGAAACATATAGAAAATTATTTACAATAGGGAAATATACTAAGCCCTCAGGAATAGGAGGTTAATATTTATAGTACTCCTCTTATAAAGAGGGGTATCAATAAGTGTTAAATTAGGAGGTATATATGATTAAATTTAATAATATGGAAAAGTATGTAAGAGAAGATAAAGAGATAACAATAAGATTTAAAAACTATAAAATCAAAGAACCTACTGTAATAGAATGGCTTAAAATAAATACTTTTGATTTTTCTATGTTAGATAAAAAATTCAGAGATACTGCTGATAAACTAATAAAAATAATGATACCTAATCTAAATATTGACAATCTTACTAATCAAGAAATATGGATAGCTTTATCAGGGTGTTTGGAAGTCCTTTTAAATAAGAGAGAAGGGGCAGGAGAAGAGAAAACAGCTTCATCTAATGATGAAGTATATATATCTTTTGACTATATTTTAGCAAAGTATTGCAGGTATATGAATACTTCATTGAAAGAGGCTCTTTCAACTAATGTATTTGTATTTTTCAATGCTTTGGAAGGAATTGAAGCAGTGATAGCTGAGGAGAGCTTAAGGAATGCAGAAATATATGACAATCATATACATTTAAAAAGTAAAGATGGGAATGAGAAATACAGAAAAACTTTAGATAAATATAGAAGTACTTTCCAGAATAAAGGAGTAAAAATAATTCAAGGTATGGATTTTTCAGGATTGCAAAAATTAAAAGCTATGTTAGGAGGTTAATAGATGGCACCATATTCAAATGAATATATATTACAGTATATAGCAAAACTTGAAACTGGAGATTATACAAAAGGTTTAGATAAAATCCAAGGGAAAACTTCAAGGAGTACAGGAGCATTAAACAAATCTTTTTCAGGTTTAAACAGTATAATTAAAAAAGTTGTAACTTCAAAACTCTCTCTTGCAGCTGCTGCAATATATTTTGCAAATAAAACAAGACTTGCCATCCAAGATATGATAGCTTTTCAGAAGCAATTATCTACAGTAAATACCTTACTTAAAGTGTCAAGGGAAGAATTAAATAAATATGCAGAAGCCTTTGTTGATTTATCTATAAAAACAGGAGCAAGTAAAGAAGATATAGCAAATGGTGCATATCAAGCTTTATCATCTGGGATTAAGAAAGAAGATTTAGTAGACTTTCTTGAAACTGCTTCTAAAACGGCTATGGCAGGGCAAACAACAGCAGAAACATCAATAAAGACTATATCATCAATAATGAATGCGTATAAAATGGAAGCAAGGGAAGCAGGAGAGATAGCTGATTGGCTACTTACAGTTCAAAATAAAGGAGTAACAACAGTAGGAGAACTTGGAGCTTATTTAGCTGATGTAACAGCCATTTCTGCACCTTTAAAAATTACTTTGAATGATGTAGGAGCTGCACTTGCTCAAATAACTCAAAATGGAAATAATACAGCAAAATCAACAACTATGCTAAAAACAATGTTCAATGAATTATCAAAAGAAGGACAAAAGGCAGCAGATGTATTTAAAGAAATTTCAGGACAGTCTTTCAGAGACTTTATAGCAAAGGGAGGAGATTTACAAGGGGCTTTAAACATAATGTCAGACTATGCTAAAAAGACAAACAAGTCTATAGTAGATTTATTTGGAAGTGTAGAGGCAGGAAGTGCAGCTCTTAATCTTACTGGGCTTAATGCAGAGAAATTCTCAGAAAAACTAAATGATATGAAAAATAAATCTGGAGAATTAAATACTGCATATGCTATAACATCAGCAAATATAAAAACTGAATGGGATAAATTAACCAGTGCAATGAATTCAAGATGGAGAGATCTTGTTACATTCCTAGAAAAACCTATATATGTTGTGATAAAAGAAATCAGACAACTTGTGGATGGTCAAGATAATAGGGAAGAAAATTTAGAAGATACAAAGAAAAGAGTAGCCAAGCATGAAGCTGAAATTCAAAAGATATTAAAGCTAGATAACCTGAATTATCAACAGAAAGCTACAATGATAAAGAGACATGGTGATGAAATAGCTAAGCTTAGAAAAGAAATAATAGAAACAGAAAATATGATAAGAGAAAAAGCATATCAAAAGAATATCTCTTCTTATGCAGACTATAGAAAGGAATTAGGGAAATATCTTAATAATAGTAATAAAGGGGAAGAAAAGCAGGTTAAAGAACATTTAGAAAAAGTTCTAAAACTAAATAAAGAGATAATCAGTACTTCAAATGATTCAAATGAAAAAGCAGAATTAAAAAAAGATAAAACACAGTTAGAACAAAAAATAGCGATTTTAGATGAAAGAATAGAAATTCAAGAAGAAAAGATTCAAAAAGAAACGGAATTAAAAAAGCTGGAAAAGGGCAATCTAGAAAAACATAATGAAACAATGAAAAGTTCTGAATTATCATATCTTGAATCTAAAAAAAATATGATAGAAGAACAGAATAGACTTTTGGATCTTGGGGCTATATCTAAAGAAGAATACAACAAAAATATAGAGAAAGCAGATAGAGAACTTTTAAACAGGCAAGCTATGACAAATCTTGAATCTTTAAAAGAGATGGAAGAATATTATAAAAAAATTGGAGATCAAGCTAAAGCAAATGAATATCGTAAAAAAATTATAGAAGTAGAAATAGATATTAAGAAAAGAACTTCAGTATCTATGGGAGGAGATTTTAATGATAGAGAAGATAAGTATCTAGAAGAAGAGAGGATGAAGAGAAAACAGTTTCAAGCAGAACTATTACAAGATGAATGGGAATATTTAAATGATATAGCGGAGATGAAAGAAACAGGAAAACTTACAGAAAAGCAAATAGAAGAAAGAGCAGAATCAGCCAGATATTATGTAGAAGAAAAAAAACTACAACAAGAAGCAAGAGAGCTTGAGAATAGATTAGCTTTTTATGAAAAGGATAAACATTATGCAGAAAAAGCGTTAGACACAAAGCTAGCAATAAAAGAAAATGAAATAAAACAGCTTGAATTAAAGAATAAAAAAGCTAAAAAAAGAGATAAAGAAAAAATAAATTGGGAGAAATGGAAAGAAAATTATGAAACTAATATATATAGGAGATCAGCTAATACAATAATAGAAACATATGAAGCATTAGCAACAGGACAAATAAAATCATTAGATGATTTTAAAAAATTTGCTCAAATGCAATTAGCAGAATTATTTTTAGCAAAAGGAGAAGAACATGCAGCTATAGCAATTTCAGATACAGCAAAAGGAATATCTTATGCTGCTAATCCTTTGACAGCAAGTCTTGCCCCACCAGAATTTATGTCAGCAGCTAAAAATGCAGCTATAGCAGCAGCATTTGGAGTGGCAGCATCATTAGTTTCTCCAGATAGTGAAACTTCAGAAAAAGAAGAAAAAAGGTCAACAGTATATGATGAAGGAATAGAAGATAGAATAGAAACATCTAGAAATGAGAGTGAAGGAAGTGTAATAATAGATGTATCAGATTCAGAAATAAGTAAGTTCTGGATAAAGCAAATAGAAAAAGAATTAAATGATGGGTATAATGTAACACTTATTGGAAAGAAAAAAGGTAGTTAATTACTACCTTTTTCAGAATCTATTTCAATTAAAATTTTTATAAATTCAATTAATTTTTGTTCATCCTTTTTTGAAATAGTATATGGAATTTTTCCCCTAAAACAATCAAGAGTTATTCTAAGAGTATCACTATTTTCTAACATAAGAAGTAATTTTTTTAAATCAGGAATAGTAGTAAAAAACATAGTATTTTTAACATTATAATTTCCATAATAATCAGAAACTTCTTGAGTTTCTAATATGATTTGTTCGTATGAAGTCATTTTAAAAATAACTTTATCTCTATTATTTTCAAATATTAAACTTTTAATAAGATATTCTGGATAACTATTTAAAGAAAATTCAACAATTTTATAAGGATTATCACTATATTTTGGAAAAGTAACCAGAGGAAGTCCTCCAAATGTGTTTCTGCTAAAAGTTATACCAGATGAATATTCAATTTTTAAATTATCTTTAGTTATATGAGTTTGTTTTTGTTCGCCATTATTTATACGAGAAATATTTTCAACAGGTGACAATCCAATACATCCTACTAAAGATATACAAAAAGTAACAAGTAATAGTATTTTTTTCATGAAACTGCTCCTTTATTGTTTTTTTTATTATTATAATATATTTTAAAAAAAAATCAATACTAAAAGAACCTTGAAAATTAAATGTTATCTGTGGTAAACATTGGCTTTTTAATTGTTAAAGAGATAATAATTTTAGTATTAATACAGAATATAGAAGTAAAGCATATATTTAGATAATATTTATCTAATTTTTTAGCTTGATAAAACTTGTAAGGAGGAATATTTTGCAGTTAAATATTTTAAATTCTATTAATAATCTTAATGAAAATAAGATAAAGGGATGTAAATACGAAGGAATAGAAGATGAAGACGGAGCTATATATCAAAAAAGTGAGTCTGGAGAAGAATTTAATATTCTAAGATGGATAGAGCATGTCTATACAATTACTTTACAATTACTTACATATAAAGAATGTGAAAATATAGTAAAAGATTTTATTGAAGCTAAAAAAAATAGGGCTATAGTTACGATTTCAAAAGGAGTACTTGTGAAAAAAGGATATATTGATATGAAAAAGATACCAGGAGAGCCTAAATTTTACTATGAGTTAAAAGATATAAAACCTAAACAAAGCACAGGAAAACCTTACTATGAAATGACACTAAAAGTAAAAGAAAGAGTTGATTTTATATGAAAAAATATTATCATTATGCAGCAAAAATATATGATTCTTTAAAAACAGGAATAGATGCTACTCCTCTATATTTAAGTACAAAAGAAGGGATTATTATAGATAATATGCTATGTAAGCCTTATATGAGTACACCATCAGGGGCAGCGACTTCAATCACACCAAAAAACTCTCAATGTTCAGTAAGTTCAATAACTTTTAAAGTCACAAATATAAATTATGAAATATCAAAATGGCTTTATAGGAGACTTAATTCTAATTTCACAATGACCTATGGAGAAATGGTTGATGTATTTGCTTTATGTGAAAATGGGAGACTTAAATTAGTATATAGAGGGCTTATACGAAGTATTTCAAATGATGAATTTGAAAGTGAATATGAAATAGAAGTAGCGGATTTTCAGAATAGATTGAAATCATCAATTTTTGATAGAGAATTTTCTAAATATTCTACTGAAAGTATTTTGGATATAAATAATTATAGGCTTCCTTATAAAATGGTAAATGGGAGGAGAATAGGATTTTATATAGAGGAAAGAAATGAAGGAGAAACAGATGAGAATGGAAATATAATTTTAACAAGGGTAATATTCTTTAATGGTCATGTTATTGATATGGTAGAAATGATATTTCAGATAATTTTCTCCACTCCAGTATTAGAAGTAAGGCTTCCATATTTAAGTAATAAATGGACTGATTTTGTTGATATAATTTCTTTAAATTCTATAAGGGAAACATTGAATAGGGCAGTATATAATTTTTATTTTGAATTTAGAGAACCGATAGATGATCCATATGAATTTTTAATTGAAAATATATATAAACCATGTGCTATTTTTCCTTTTGTAAATACAGAAGGCAAATTGGGATTAAAACTACATAAACAGCCTACAATAGGAACAGAAGAAATAACATTGTCAGAAGAAAATATTATATCTGTTGGAGGGAAGACTATAACTGATGAAAATATAGTTAATAATATGATAGTTAAATATGACTATGATTTTAAAGAAGATAAGGGAAAAACAAAGAGATATTTTTCATCTTCAACTTCATTTAATAAATTTAAAATGCTTATTCCTGATTCACCAGAAGAATATGAGATTAAAGGTATAAATAAATTATCCTTAACAGATAAAGCTACTTTCTCAGCAACTTTAGCAGATTCTATTTTTAGTAGATATGGACTTCCAGGAATAGAATTAGAAATAGTTGTACCTTTAGAAGTAGCAGCAGAATATAAAGTAGGAGATTATTTATTTATAACTCATAAAACATTAATAGCTTGGGAAGGAGAAAAACAAGGGACTCCAGGAATAGGAAAAGAATATATATCAGATGGGGATATGTATAATGGGATAGCTCATTTTGGTGTAGGACATGAGTGGGGAGGATTTATTGAAGATAATACACTTGGAAAAGCTATAGATGGAACTTGGGTAATAACAACAACAGAGAAACAAATTAGCCATAAAATATTTAATGATACAGATAATAATTTTAAAAGCTGTTTAGATAATCATAATTATATAAGACAATGGTTGATGAAGGAGGGAATAAGTGTCTAAATTAATGGAAATAATTGAAAAAACTCCTAATTTTAAAAAAGGAATAGCAACACTTAAATTTTTAGACACTTCTTTTACTATGCTATCAAGAAAAATAGGAAGTAGAGGAGTGAGTAATTTTGAAACTGCTAAAATGGGAGATATGCTAAGTAAAGAACTATTGGTATCTTTAAATAGCAAGCAGCTTTATTTAAAAAGCAGGCTTATAGTATGGTTAAATAATTATAATACATGGTTGAATTCAATAAAAAATAAAATACCTGAAATTAATAATTTTGAATATAATTTTTCTTCGCTTATAGATTATTCTAGTAAATATGTAGCCAATAAAACTTTAGCAGATTATTATTTATTAGCAGAGGTAATTAATGCAGAGAAAGAGCTGTATGAATTTGGACATTATTGGGGAAGAAATCATATGCTTAATACTTTGAATAAAATGAAAGAATGGAGCAAGTATAAAGTATATGGAAGCAGTGTTGCAACTATAGGAGTAGAATACGAAACACGAAGGTCAACTCCATGGCAGATTATTGATAATGCGGGATTAACAGTAAGTTTAGCAAATAATGACAGACATGATAAAAAGTGGGTTTACATAAGTGGAATGAGTAATATGGGATTAGGGGAAACAAGAACAGTAAAAATATATATGAGATTGGAATGGACTTCTGGAGGTGGAGGAAGTGGAGATAGTGAAACGAGCCACTTATTAGAAGGATATGCATATTTTTCAATAACAAGAAATAGACTGAATAGTGTTTATGATGATGGGTATTATACATATACTGCATGGATGTCAGGAGCTCTTGCTGATAGTGTAAGAAGTTGGCCAACAGTAACAAGTTGGACTGGAAAAAGTTCACCACATTTTGAGACAAGTAATGTAACACTACCTTGGATGACATCAAGAGTTTTAATATGAGATAAGGAGAGGGATATGAAAAGAGTTTTTAGTATAAAAGTTAATATAAATAAAGGGGTAACTTATGAAGAAGAAATGATATTTACTCAGGGAGATAATCAAACACATTATTTAAAAATAATATTTGAGGATGAAATAAATTTCAGTGGAAAAACAATGAAAATAAATTTTATAAGACCAAATAAAACAAGTGTATTTACAATGATAACAAATATAGGAAAGATAAATGAAGTACTTGTTCCTAATAATGCATTAAATATAATTGGAGATGTTTTAATTGAAATAGTTTTATTAGAAGGAGAAAAGATATTAACTGTAAATAAGTTAGCTCGTTTTGTAGTTACTGAAACTACAGCTGGAAGTAATTTAGAAATGATTCCAGGGAATGAATTAATAAGTGAAATGAATAACTTGATAGTTGAGTTAAATAGATTATTAACTGAATCTAAAAAAGAAATAAATGATCTTACAGATAATAAAAAGGAAGAAATAAATGAATATGTGACAGCTAAAGAATTAGAAATAGACCAATTTACAGAAGGAGAAAAGGTTGAATTAAACTCACATACTAATGTCAAAAAAACAGAATTAGATAAATATATTGCAGATAATAAAGCTGCATTAAAAGGTGAAAAAGGAGATAAGGGAGAACAAGGAGCAAAAGGAGAACAGGGGGAGCAAGGCATACAAGGAGAACAAGGGATTCCAGGACCAATTTCCAAAATAAAAATTGGAACAGTTGAAAAAGGAGAGGAAGCTAAAGCAGAAATAACAGAAGCGGGAACAGAACAAATTCTAAATTTAGTTCTTCCTAAAGGAGAGCAAGGAACAAAAGGAAATGGAATAAAAGAAGCTAGGTATTTAAGAGAGGAAGAAGGATATGTATATTACAGATTTATATTTGATAATGGGACAACATTTGATTGGAAAACTCCAGCAACAGAAGGAGGAGCAATAAACAATCCTTTCTTATCTACTCCAGAAGAAATTAATGATTTAAGTCTTGCATCTGGTATTTATAGAGTTAATGTCGATTATAGAAATACTAATGTTTTACTTCCAAAAACATATGGGGGATTTTTAAGAGGAAGCTTAATTGTTCTTATGTCCCCAACTAATCCAAATGCTAATTATAAAATATTTATTCCATTTGATATTAATAAGCCTATGTTACGATGGCATAGAACTTTTGAGGGAACTATAAAGTGGTTAAGTTTTAAAAATAATTTAATTTCAAGTTTTTATCCGGACACAAATATATTAAGAGAATACATGAGAAATGAAAGTGATGGAATAAAAATAAGCATGAAAATTTATGAAACTATCAATAATCCAAACTTGGGAAATAGAAGAGAAGAAACATTTTATACAAATGGATATGTAGAAGATATAAAAGTAATAGGAACAGATGAAGCAAGTAATTTTAAAATATATTTTTATACAGAACCTACTTTACAAGAAACAGGAGGAAATAAATATATTACTTCAGGTTTTAAAATAATTCAGAGTGGAATATCAGGAATTTTTCCTAAATTTTATGTATTTGCAAAAACGGTTAACACAGATTATGAAATTAGTTTACTTTAGGAGGTAGAATATGTTTTTTTATTTAGAAAAGAAAGCAATATTAAATAATTATTCTAAAATATTAGATGTTTTTGAAGAAAAATTACCAGAAGATGAAGCAATAAATAGATATGGAAAAGGAAATTATCTAATATCAGAAAATTTAATAGATTTTCCAATATTAGAAATAGATAATTCAGGGAATGAAATCTTGAGAGAGGCAACAAGAATTGAAAGAATACAGCTAAATCTTGGGGGAGAAAAATTAAAAAGTGGGGAATATATTGAAAATGGAAAGATTGTATGCATTCCTGAGCCAGATAATATGATAAAGAAGAAATGGAATGAGGAGAAAAGGATTTGGGAGGAAGGGGCTAGTGAAGAAGAAAAGAAGATATTTTACAAAAAACAAATAGATAAATATAAAGCAGAAATTTTAGACAGAGGATTTATATATGAAGGACATAATCAAAGATGCAGAGATAAAGATCTTGCTCTTTTAAGTAATGCAATATCAGCTTTGGAAGATGCAAGAAAAGAAGAGGGACTTTTTTGGGCTTTTTCAGATAATGATATTTTAAAGATGACATTAAATCAATTAAAAGAAATGAGAGTAAAGGGAATGGAGTTTATTAATACAGTATATGAAGTAGAAGCATTTTTAAAACGGGATGAGGTAAATTTAAATTTGACTATAGAAGATTTAAAAAAAATGATAAATAAAAAATCAAAAATTAAAACAGTATAGGAGAGGAGAAAATGAACATAAAACAAATAACAGATAATATAAACTTAGAAAAAATCATGAAAGTAATATCTTTAAATGAAATTAGTGGGAATGAAAATGTGATCTGTAAATTTAGTTATGCAGGAGGAAAGTCGGGGTATAGCTTTGGGAGGAGTCAATTTGATGTAAAACATAATGGAGTAGCTAGAAATTTTCTTAGAAATAAATGTGGCTTTACGGCAGGAGATATTGAAAGATTATTAAAATTAGATAAAAATATTAAGGATCTTAATGAAAAATTAAAAAAATATAGAAAAGAAATAGATGAACTAGATAAAAAACATATAAGAGATATGGTGAATTATGTTGCCTCTCTTAGTGGATTACCAGAGTTTAAAAATGAAAAGACTTTTGTTCATTTGGTAGATTATCATAATCAATTTAATTTGAGCAAAGGTGGGCTTATGCACAATTTTATAAAAAATAAAAAAATCCTTACTTCTCAGGATATTTTAAACTTTAAATTAGGACTTAAATGGGGAAGGGAACAGCCACAGGATGTTAAAAGAAGATATTTGAATATAGAAAATAACTGGAATTAAGGAGGAAATAAAAATGAATAAAGAAATAATACTTTTAATGATAACAATTATTTTGGTTATATTTGGGTTCTATTGCTTGTATAAATATAAAAAGGAAACTTTATGGGTAATAGCTTGTTATGTGGTAACAAGAGCAGAGGAAGAGTTTATATCAGGAGAGGGAAAGAAAAAGCTTGAATATGCAATAAAAGAGTTTAAAAAAAGGATTCCCACATATTTGTCTTGGTTTATATCAGAAAAATTTATTATTTATTTAATAGAGGAAGCTCTTAAAACGCTTCAAAAGACTTTTAAAAGTTCAAAGGATAAACAGCTTACAATTGTGAATGAAATCCTTAAAACAGCTACCACAGGAGCTCCAAAGGATATATTAAAAGTGGCAGAGGAAATGCAGAAAGATATAAATAGCAAAGGATATATAGAAGGATATTTAGAAGGAAAAACAGATTTAAGAGGCAACAATAATATAGTTGGTGGATTAAAAGTAGGTATTAAGCTATAGAAGATGGGGGAATATATGTTTGAAGCGTTAAAAGAATATATAAATTTAGCAAAGATAGGACTTGCTATGGTATGGACAAGCTGGGTAAGCGTAACCATTTTTTTAATAGGAGGCTTCGACAACTTGTTTAGAGCATTGTTGATAATGATGGCATTAGATTATATAACAGGAGTTGCAAAGGGGTATAAAGAGAAGAATATGAATTCCAAAAGAGCTTATAAAGGATTTTGGAAGAAATTTATTATCCTTGTAATAATAGTTGGAGCTACTCAAATGGATATAATTTTACAAGGCATGGGAATAAGAACACTTGTATTAATGTTTTATGTAGCTACAGAATTTTTATCTATTTTAGAAAATGCGGCTATACTAGGAATACCTATACCAGAAAAATTAAAGGTAGCATTAGAACAATGTAAAAATAAGTAAGAGATAAAAAGAAATGATAAATAAAGAAATTTAATTATCCCTTCTCAAATATGAGTTATAAGAAGAGTGTCTGCTTATTTGATAAAATAAAATTTTTTGTAAAATAAAAAAAGAAATGATCTAATTATGTAGTAATATTATACGACTTTGGGGGATAGACTAAGGGGGAGAAGAAATTCTCTCCTTAGTCTAAAAAAGTAAAAAATAAAACTTAATTTTCAAATTTTAATGTAAATATAGTTAATAAAAAATTGTGTTTACAAAAATAAATTTATATGATATTATATTTAGGTATAAAATCTTTCCCCAAGATGTTTTATAACTATAGTTGGAAAAGGCCTCTTAATTATAAGAGGTTCTTTTATTTTATTGGAAAATTTAATTGTTCTTTTAGGATTAAATTCATATCAAATGGTAGAAATAATGGTCAGGAAGATTAATTTTTTTCTGGTATTTTATATCATAGACTCAAGTATTATTTTAGTAACATTAGAAAATACTATGATTTTGAAAATTTAAATTGTGGTAGAAATATTGTAATTCTTACTTAAAATTGAGTTTTTGTTGAAGCTATTTATCGGAGTTGGAAGAGCTACAAATTTCAGCAGCAATGTAAAAAATTGACAAGGGGGCTGGAAAGAAGTATACTAATAGTATTACCAGCTGGTAGTGCTATTAGTAATAAATATGGCATAATTTTAAGTTAACTTGTTTGATTACTTAATATTTATAATAAATAAATTTAGGAGGAGAATTATGAAAAAATTTTTTGTTATTTTGGGAGTTGTACTTGCTATTACAGGATGTGGAAAAGATATAGAAAAGAAAGAAGAAGTAGTTAAAGTTGAAAAAAATATTCCATCAGTTGAAAAAGAAATAATAACTTTTAAGAGAGAAGACAATAAAGAAATAATAACTCTTGAATCTTCAAATCTTTTTGAAACAGGGATATTAACAATTGGAAATAAGAAAATAGAAATGAAGGAAGCTGTGAGTGGGTCAGGAACTAGGATGATTGGTGAAAATGAAAAAATAGAAATACATTTTAAAGGGAAAGAAGGAATTCTAACATTAGAAGGAAAAGATATAAGTTTAGCCATAGATGAGTAATATATAATATGAAAATCTTCCACTAAGATGTTTTATAACTATAAAAAAGACCTTTCAATTATGAGAGGCCTTTTTATTCTATTAGAAAGTTTTAATTGTTTTAAATTCATATCAGATAGCGAAAATAAGGATTAGGAAAATTAATTTCTTACTAACATTTTTTGTATTATATCATAGGTTCAAAGCATTATTTAAAAGTGTGTATTGTGAAATAAAAAAATTAAAAATATTTTTAAAAATAAAAAATATTATATTTTCTATAAAAGAAAGTTATTTTAACTTAATTTAAAAAATTTAGTTGAAATTATTTATTAGATTTCGTATATCAAAAATGAGTGACTGAAATTTTATAGCAAAAAATAAAAATAGTATATAAGAATTTGGAGAGGAAGCCGTAAAAGAATAGATTAAAAAATATTTTATATAGTTATAAATGAATTATCAAGGAGGAAAATATGAAAATACTAATAATAGTTTTTATTAGTTTAATAACAATAAGCTGTACTAATACAAACAGTAATACTTCTCAATCAAATAGCAATTTGTTGTATGAATCAATAATAGCAACACTTTTATATAATAATAATATTGAATATCCAGTAGCTAAAGTAAATACTAAGACAAAGGTTAAATCACACGAGACTATTAATACTGTATCAAACACACAAATAAATAGTCAAAGCATTTCTGATATAAATACTCAAAGTCTTTCTAACGGTAGAAACAGGATAACAGAAACAAATACGAATACGGTCAATACAAAAACTGAAAGCATAACTAAAAGTAAAATTTCAGAAAAGAGTTCAAGTATATCTACAAGTTTTGGTTTTTAGCTAAAATTAGCACTAGAACAATGCGAAGATAGATGAGATATAAAAAAAATAAAGAAACTAAAAAGACAAATAAAAAAATATTCTATAAAACTAAAAAATTGACAATAAATAAAAAAGAGAGTATTATCATAATAACAAATCTTTCCCCAGAATGCTTTGTTATAGATAACGAAGAAAAGGGAAAAAAGAGCTTTTAATCCTATCAGCTCTTTTTTCTTTATTATAAATCTCATTTGGAAAAAGATCTATTACATTGTTATTCTGCAAAAGTTTGAGATTTTTTTCTTTTTGAAATGCAGATAATTTTTGTGAAATCTATAAAAAAATGACTTCATAAAATTGATTTTAAAGGATTTTTAAAGGGGAAAGGCTATCCAGAATAGTTGATATTTTATAATTAAATTTTATATATAAAAATTTCTATATTTTCATGTTTTTTTATTTAACACGTTAATAAAAAATAATTTGATTATAAAACTAATGTTTTGTATTTTTTATCAATATACTAAAAAATGGTACACCAATATTCTAAAGAAAAAATATCTGTACCAAATGGTTATTCACAAATAATAAAAATAAGATAATATGTAAAAATTAATTTTTAAGAAGAATATTTATCAATGAAAATATTTTTTGTATTCACAAAAAGAAACTTATATGATATTATACTTACATATAAAATCTTTCCCCAAGATATTTATAACTATAAGAAGGCCTTTCAATTATGAGAGGTCTTTTTATGTGTTTAGGAGGAAAGATTTTTTATGGATACTAAATTATTCTTGAGAATATTTTATTAAAAAAATATAATAAGTGTATTAATTTTATTACAAGTTAATAATCGAAGTGCGAAATTTAAATGGAATAAAGAAAAATAATAAAAGAAATATGAAATATGGAAAAATACAAAAATATATTTTTGTGCTCAGAGTATAATGGAATGTGTTTATTTTAACATTTTAAATATCTATTATGATAATATAAAAACATGGTAGTTGTTTTATTTTCATGATTGTATTTTGGGTTATAGAATATAAATAGTGCCTTCATAATCCAAACCTATTATTTTATAATCCAGTAGAAAGAGAGGGTTTCCCTCTCTCTCTATCTTAAAAATTTAAAATAATTGCAAACTTTTATTTATATACTTAATAATAAATTAATAGTTATAAATTAATGAATTATTCAAAGTATATATTTTAAAAGAATAAAAAATGTTGATATTTAAAAATAAAAATACTACAATAACTGTATTGTTTATACAATTTTATTTAAATTTTATTTTAAGGAGGAGACATATGAAAACATATAGAGTTAGTTTTAAGTACTCTACTAATCAAGGAAAAAGTTGGATAAGTACAAGTACTACTATTAAAGCTGAATCTGATCAAGGAGCAATAATGCAAGTAGAAAGCAATATGAATATGTAAAAGACATAAAAATTACTGACATAAGATAAGTTATTTGCAAGTATAGCAGAAAATTAAAAGGAGAATTACTTCTCCTTTTTTTTATTGAGGAAAATGATTTTATAAAAATTAAGCTTTTAAAATAAATATTCATCAATGAAAATATTTTTTATGTTCACAAAAGTAAAATTTTTTTACCAAGATATTAAAAAAGTCATAGATATTTTATCTATGGCTTATAAGAGAGCTTTTATAGTTGGAAATTACAAAGTAAAAGTTGTGTAG